ATACAAACTCAATGGAGAATGGATCAGGGTGTTATTTATGGTTTAGATTACAATGCAATAAAATGGATATTTGAATTAAAAAAAGACGAAATAAAAAAACCTTTAGAAATACTTGCTGACTTACAGGTATTAGAGGCTAAAATAGTAGAAACATTTAATAAAGATAATAAATAATGGATCTATCTACCTCCTATACAATTAAGGCTCAGGTAACAGGCCAAAATGAGATAGGTGGACTTACAAAAGGTTTAGGAAAATTACAGACTAGTACTAATAAAACATCGGCAGCAATGAATAAGCTTAAATCTGCTGCTGGTAATGCTTTTGGTGCTTTAAAGGCTTTAGCACCTGCTATAGGTGTTGCTGGTTTAGGAAAATTAGTAAATGATACTTTACAGTTAGGCGATCAGTTAGAAAAGATGAGCCAAAAAACAGGTTTAGCTGTACCAGTATTAGATAAATTAAGACAGGCTGCGAATTTAGGAGGTACAGAATTTAAAACACTTAGTAAAGCATTGCCAACACTTGCCAAGAATATGCAAGATGCATCAGATGGTGTGGGTACTGCTAAAGAAGCTTTTGATAGATTAGGTCTAGGTGTTACTAATGCGGATGGGTCTTTAAAATCATTAGACCAAATGTTTTTTGAAATTGGTGACAAGATAAAAGGAATGGATGATAGAACTTTAGCCGCCGCAAATGCTGCTGAAATATTTGGTACTGGTATGGGTGCAAAGTTAATACCTATTATGAATCAAGGTAGTGAAGCTATACAAGGTTTAAGTACTGGTTTTTCACAACTTGGTGCTGAAAGAATGGCTAAATTTAATGATGATGTAGCACAGATGGGAGAAAAATTTAATGTACTTAAAGTACAACTTACAGATGCAGCATTACCTGCACTAGAAAAACTTGTTGATATTATTACAGTTGGAGTAGAAAAGTTTGCTGCTTTACCTGGCCCTGTTAAAGGTGTAACTTTAGCTATAGGTTTACTTTTGCCATTAATAATTACAATAGTTCCCCTACTTGGAGCAATGGCTATTTCAATTAAAGCGATAGCCGCTATAAAATTAGGTGCTATGTTTGCTGCTGCTGTACCTGCTATAGCTGGTCTTATGCCTGTATTAGCCCCTTTACTTATTGGCGGTGCAATTATAGCTGGACTTATTGCAATAGGTAAACTTATAGGTACTGTCGTAGGACATATATACGCATCAAGAGAACAAATAGGTAGTGCAATGGTGGCTATAGGACAAGTTTTATTAGCCCCATTTAAAGCTTTTGGTGAATTTGTTGGTAATGTTTTTAGAGGTGTTGTTAATGGGATAAAATCAGCATTTCAAGCAATACCTAATACTGTAAAAAATATTATTAGTGCAGCAACCGCACCTATAAGAGCATTTATTACTACTATAAATAGAGCATTATCAAGATTAAATTTATTTAGAAGAAAAAGAAAGAATAATAGTAATAATGGAAATAATGGAACTCCTCCTGGTATGGCTGCTGGGGGTGTCGTATCAAGTCCACAACTAATATATGCAGGTGAAGCTGGTAGTGAATATGTTGTACCAGCTAGAAAGGCTGGACAATTCTCTAAAAATTATTTATCAGGTTTAAGAGGTTCAGCAGCAATACCTAGATTTGCAGAAGGTGGTTATGTTTCACCAAATGTAAATATTACAACAGGTGCAGTAACACAAATGGATGGTACTAATTTTATTACTACAAATGATTTATCTTCTGCTGTTCAAAGTGGTATAGATCAGACATTAACATTATTACAATCTGATTTAAGAACTAGACGCTCACTAGGTATGGCATAATGGCTAATTTTGATATATTAACATTTTTAGAATATTACTCAGATAAATCTAGCGTTTTAGATAGCAATGGTAAAAGATCTCCTACAAATGCTTATCAGAATTTTTATCAATCTGCACAAAACCTCACAGCAGATTCAGCTATAGATCAAACAATGAATTTTAGTTACCTAGCTTTTGATGCTAGTGGTTTTGCATCTACTGAAGCATCAAGTATTAGTGATTTAACAATAAATTTAGCTGCTACTGCTTCTATTATTGATCTTACAGATACAGCGATAGGGGGTGATCGTCTTGTTATTGCTTCTTTATATACTCAATCTATAGGACAAGATACATTTAGTAATTCTGCTAGTCTTATCTGTAGATTTACAGGCACTATTGATAATGCAAGCGTAGATGATACTACTGTTACATGGACTGTTAGCCCTGCAATATCTAAGCAAAAAGCACAAGTACCATCAAGACGTATTAGCAGTGATTTAATGGGTAGGTTTGTAGCAACATGAACAATTTAGTTTTTGCTGTTAAAATTAACGCTATTTTAGAAGATGGCAGTGAGGTAAATGATGTTACTGGTGAAATTATTAGTGATAAGAGAGTATATAAATTAGCTGACGATACAGTTTTAACTGGTACAACAAAAATAAAAACTATAAAATTTGCTAGGTTTGTAGTACCTCCTGAAATACTACCTTTTATAATGAGTAAGGAGAACGAATAATGGTTAGAAGTAGAAGATATTCTTTTATTGCTGGTGGTGCAAAATTAAAACCATTATTTACAGGTGAGGCACAAAAAAAATCAGAGGTAGGACAAGATGCACAGGTGTTAGATGAAAGTTTAGATAATTTTAAAAAACCTAATAGTGATCTAGATGTATCACAAAAAATAGCATCAACAGGTGAAACTGTACCTATTGTTTTTGGTAAAAGAGCTAATAATATAGGTGGTGTATGGATGCAACCATCTATAATAAAAGCTGGTACTGCTAGTTTTGTACAGAAATTATTATTTGTTATATCTCAAGGTGAAATTGCTAGTACACCAATAAAATCTAAAGCATATACTGGTTTAACAAAACTAAGTTTTTTAGATGATACTTCAATTAGTTTAACTCATATTTATGCAACAGCAGCATCATTAGCATCTTCACCTAATTCGTGTCCTATATCTAGTGCTGGTTTATTTTGTGGTAATGATATATATACATATTTATCAGAATTATTTAAACCATCTTCGGGTACTTATTTAGAAAATTATCCTGATTTGGGTACTGAATTTTCAGGGGAAAGATATAAAACTTTTGGTACAGGTGACACATCTAATACTACTTTTGTCATGTCTTTACAAGTTTTTGATGCTGAAACTGGTACTAATATAACTACTGCATATCAAACATTTTTAGGTGTTAGTGATATGGAATTTGGTTTTAATCAAAGATATTCTGGTAGTACTTTAGTAGGTGGTAAAACTGTTGGTACTATTGATGATTTTATTGCTGACTTTGGTGGTGTATTATTGCCTCCTATAAATGCAACAACTGTTGCAGCAGGTGATTACCCACAATCAACATTAAATGGACTTAATGCAGTGAGTAGTGGTAGAACTAAATTTATTTTTAAATATACTTTTGTTTCTCAAAATACACAAACTATAGGAAGTAACCCTGCAAGCTCTGGTACATTAGATGGAGTTCAAGTTGAGCATACAGTAGGTACAAGTGCAGTAATACAAAACACATCTAATAATAATTCATCTTTTGCTGATATTACTTTTTTAGCTGTATCTGGTAATTTGTTTGATATTCCTTCTGCTGGTACTTTTCCTACTTCTACAAAACAACTTTATATTTTTTATGAACAGGGTGTAAAAGTAGATTTATTTAGTGCTGGTTTATCTGGTTCTAGTTATACAAATGGTGCTAGTAATCAGTTTATAGATTTAGCAATGCACTTATTTAAATTATATAAAAAAATTGATGGTAATAATACAGCAACAATAGTTGCACCTGTGGAACTAAGTAATTTACAAAGTTTATCTACATTTTGTACTAATAACAGTATGTTTTTTAATGGGATAATTTCTAAGGCTGTTAATATTGTTGATTTTATAACTAAAACATCCCCTTATTATTTTTTAGCCTTTTTATCTGTAGGTGGTAAATATCAATTTTCCCCAATATTACCAATAAACGGTAGTAACCAAATAGATACAACTGCACTAACTCCTACTGCTACATTTACAGAAGCTAATATTATTCAAGGATCATTTAAAAAAGGTTATTTAAGTGTTGAAGAAAGAAGAGATTTTGTTGCTAATTGCATTTATACAGAGTGCGTTACAACAGCAGTAGCAAGACGTAAAACAGTTAGTGTTAGATTTACAAGTAGTGCATTAGATTCACCTACGGAGCAATTTGATATGAGTGATTTTTGTGCTGATGTAAACCATGCCATCCTATACGCAAAATATGAATTAGCGAGACGAAAACATAGCACACATAATATAAGTTTTTCTACACCATTACTAACAACAACTTTAATACCTACAAATATTATAAAACTACAATTACAAAGGGAAAATAGTGTAGGGGATGACAGGACAGAAATAAATTACTATCAAGTATCTAGTATTACTTATGATAATGATGGTGTTAGTAATATAGAAGCTGCACATTTTCCTTTAGATACTAATGATAAAGCTGAAATATCTTTAGAAATAACAACTGGTACTTTTACTGTTTTACAATGACTACTTTTCCTTCATTAGAGCCAGAAACAAGGGCATTAGTATATGGAGACTACCCACAAAACGTACATGAAGGTTTAAGTGGTGGTAATGTCAGATTTAAAGTAGGTGCAAAAAGAATTGCACAAAGATTAACTATTACATACGAATATTTAACAGAAACAGAAGCACAAACATTACTAACACATTACAACGGTCAAAACGGATCTATTGTACCTTTTGATTTATCAAGTTCAGTCTGGGCTGGTTACTCTACACCACCTGTTAGCAGTAGTAGTTATCAGTGGCGGTATGCTCAATCTTTTCAAATTAGTATATCTTCACCAAATAGGTATAGTACATCTATAGAGCTTATTAGCGTACCTTTATAATGGCTACTTTTCCTACAATAATTCCTACAACTAGATTATATACACAGGGTGATTTCCCTAGTGCTATACAGTCATCATCTAGTGGTGCAACAACAGGATTTAGAAGAGGTAATAGACGTATAAACCAAACATTACAATTAACATTTGATAATTTAACAGAAACTCAAGTAAATCTTATAAGAACACATTACGATGGTCAGAGTGGTAGTTTTGAAATATTCTTTTTGTCATCTAGTACATGGAGTGGTTATACAACACCACCTGTTGCGTTAGTAACAGACTTTGGATGGCTATATTCAACCCCACCAACTATTTCTGATGGCATCGTAAGTAAATGGAATGTAGAAGTTGAACTGGTATCTGTACCTATTGATATCGGTGATTTAATATTTGATGCAGGGGATTCTGGTAGTACTGCAAGAACTTATATATTAGATGCCTTAACAAGTAGCTCATCACCTGCTAGAACTAATATAATAGATGCAAGGGATTCTTCTTAAATATGACTATTACACTATCTGCTTTACAAAAGCAACGAAGAGATACAGCTAGTAATTGGACATCTAATAATACTGTTTTATTAGCAGGTGAATGGGGTATTGAATCAGACACTAAGAAGTTTAAGATAGGTGATGGTACAACAGCATGGCAATCACTTGATTATGTACCAATACCCGATACAAACAGACTATTAACAGGAAACCTTACAGTAGGCGGTAATTTTACTGTAAACGGTACTACAACAACAATAGATACAACAACACTAACTGTAGAAGATAAAAATATTGAAATTGGCAAAGTTTCTAGCCCATCAGATACTACCGCAGATGGTGGTGGTATTACATTAAAAGGTACAACAGATAAAACTATAAACTGGGTAGATTCTACAGATTCATGGACATTATCAGAACATTTAGATTTTGCATCAGGAAAAGTTTTAAAGGTCGCAGGTACACAAATATTAAGTGCAACAGCATTAGGTTCTTCTGTTGTTAGTAGTTCATTAACATCATTAGGCACAATAGCTACAGGTGTTTGGCAGGGTACGGCCATAGGTTCTGCATATATGACCGCAGGTACTACTTCAGCAGTTGGGGCAGTTCAATTAACAGACTCTACAAGCAGCACATCAACAACAACAGCCGCTACTCCTAATTCTGTTAAGACAACTAAAGACGTAGCTGATGCGGCACAAACTACAGCTAATGCTGCATTACCTAAAGCTGGCGGTGATATGACAGGTAATATTGTTTTAGATAATGATAAAGAAGTTAGATTTAATGAGGCAGATTCTAATGGTTCTGCTTATGTTGGCATAAAAGGGGCTACTGATAAAGGTAGCGAATCTAGTTATACAATTTCATTACCAGCAGGCGCACCAACTGCAAACCAAATATTAAAAGCGGATGCTTCAACCCCAACAACATTAACTTGGGCTACAGATTCAGGCGGTATACCTACATCTGGAGGAAGTTTTACAGGTGATGTAACTTTAGCTAACCAATCTGATGCCAGATTTGCTGAAGCTACTGCTAACGGTTCTAATTATGTAGGATTCCAAGCACCTGCAACAGTTGCAAGTAACCTTTTATGGACTTTACCAGCTACAGACGCTTCTGTTAGTGGTCATGCTTTAGTATCAGATGCATCGGGTACACTTTCATGGGCAGAGGCAGGTGGAGGTGGTGCAACAGGTGGGGGCGGTGAAAAAATCTTTCTTGAGTCTGAAAATGCTATGGATAGTGATTACACAATAAGTTCAAATCATAACGCTTTAGTTGCTGGCCCACTAACAATAAATGCTACACTAACTATAAATAGTCCTTCAGTTGTAACAATTCCATAATGGCTTTATCTATAAACGGCACTACTGGTATTTCTGGGGTTGACGGGTCAGCTTCCGCACCAGCTATAAAAGGAACTGATGCTAATAGCGGAATCTCATACGCATCTGATACTGTCAATATAAATACAGGTGGAACGACT